TCCGATGATGTTTGGTCAATATCGGTGTAGTTTAAAATATTCTTTGTTCTATCTTCTACATTATTATTTTGTTCCAACCATTCATAGTATGCCTGTAGAAACAATACAAAATTGGCATACGCAGGATCATCCCGAACAAATTCAGGAAGCTGTGATGGTATTAAAAGAGAAGTCTTTTGTCCGCTTTGAATTGTCATGACTTGGCTGTTACGTTAACTGTAATGGCGGTAGGATCAAATGGATCTACCGTAATGATACGATTGTATGACGATGAAACGATGGTTGTAGTTGGTGCTGCCATTACAGATAACTGACCAAATGGATTGTCGACAGTTAAAGGATTAAATGAGTTCAATGTGATGATACCTTCTTGATAATCGATTGTGCCTACATTTTCATTGAAGATTGTTTTGACACCAGAATCATCAAAGTAGTATGTTCTAAGTGTACCATAACGACCTTGTAGATTGACAACCAATGACGCAAGTTGACCTGTTGTATCACCTGCAGCCGGTGTCACCATTGCAACTGCACTGGTGTATCCGTTACCTGCATTGGTAATCGTGATGCTTTGTATTGAACCACCAGAAATCTTAGCGGTTGCTGTTGCACCTGTGCCATCACCCATGATAGTGACGGTTGGTGTATCTTGGTAACCAAAACCTGGATTTAATATTGAAATTGATTCAACACCGTTTGTGGCAGACGGAACTTCTTCAATGTATACACCGTCAATCGTGTTGGCCAGATTGGCTGGATCTCTAAAGCTCATTGCAGGTGAACTACCAACACCACTTAGGAATCGACCTGCTTGTAGTGGTGCACCGTAGAATAGATTGTATGTCGTTGGTGTGGTTAGATTAGGTAGAAACTTCTTCTCCAACTTCATCGAGTATTCACTGGTGATTATTGAAGTGCTATATGTTTGAATTGTATTCAACAAATCATAGGTATTAAATGTTGAATTAAACGTATTCAATGTATCATTTGCAAATGCTTGTATTGCTGCCTGAATACCGGCTTGTAACTGAGTTGCTGTCTGATTTGTTTTGGTCGGATCATAGACTACATTGACAGTCAAACGAATATATGTGTAATCAGGATCAACAATGGTAGGTGTTACGGTCAATACAGAAATAGGACCTAAAACTTGTGATGTGATGCGTTGCTTCTGTGCCTGTGTTAAACTAAATCCACCTGTTGGTTTCAATGAGATGAAAACTTGGCCATATACTGGCGGATCATTTTCTTCACCACCCCAAACACTTACTGCATCAAATGAAATACCTAAACTGTTTTGTTGAATCGCCGTGATGTAATCATTCTTACTTACCGCACGATTCTGAGCGGCATAGGCCTTTGGTGCCTGAAATTTAATCGACTCAATGGTTTCTTTATCGTTGCCTGTTGAAGCCGCAGTAACAGGAAACACCGATGTATTTGAGAAACCGGATATAGAATCCATCAATACAAAATTGTTTGCATCAGCCGCAGCCGTGCCATTGGTGACTACATACGATACGATTACAATATTACCATCAGTTAGTTGTTTGCCAATAATATTATCACCAAAGTAAATCTGATAGGTGTTTGTTAAACTCTCTTGTAGAAAGTATACTTTAGAATCACCAGTCAATGCCAAGAAATTGGTGGCCAATGTATAAACTTCAGAGGCCGCATTAGAAGATGATTGCTGAACAGTGACTACAATCGTTGATGTGTCTACATTCCCATCTGGTATTTCAAAAATATATTGTGGATTATTAATTGAATCAACGGTGAAGTTGAGTGTTGTGGCTAAACCTTGTTTCAATATAACATCATTAAATGTTACCACACCACCAACCGTATTTTCTGTATATGAATCGGCGGTTACAAAGTTATAGTTGACTCCATCAATCGCCTCTGACATGAATTGTGTAAACTTTGGTAGTGTCAATGAAGAGGCAGTAACTTGATTAACTTGTAAATCAATTGTAGCTGTCGGTGCAATGGCTGACCGTGGCGTATAATTGAGTAACTTGGCATGAGATACAACAGAACCTCTCTGAATCGCTGTGTCTAAGAACATCTCATTAGCCACTTGATTGAGGTAATATGCCTGATATTGTGTGTTGTAAGCCAGAATGTCTAACAGAGTAGAAAGTGCCGAACCTTCATAGTTATAATCTTTCAGTATATCTTGCGATTGTAAGAATGTTCTGAGATTGGTCTTAATTGTATTGAAATCCAAATCGGTCATTTGGATATTACTGTTTGCGCCGGCCATGTTATCTATTTCTCTCTAAAAGTAATGTAACCGTTGTCGGTAATGTGGCATTTTCAATGTAGAAGCTTAGACTTACATTGTATGCGTTTTTATCTGGTAAAGGTGTTACGGTGATACTATTTAATGTTGCTCTTGGTTCATAGTTCTCTATCATGGTAGAGATTTCTCGTTCCAATGCTGTAGCGGTTAGCGGTGATACCAATTCAAACAGCAAAGCATTTAGATTTGAACCTAACTCTGGATTAAATGGTCGTTCATAGTAGTTTGTCAATAATAGGTTACGAATCGACCGAATGACCGCCTGTTCATCAAAACTGAGAGCGACATCTCCCGTTACCGGCTTCTTGGTAAAGGTGAAGTCAATATCAGAGTATATTTTTGTTATTGTTAATGCCATCTTTCTATTTATTCTGCTCTAGGAGTAAAATCGCTTTTTTAGTATTTGGTTTTGACGCAAAAAATTTTTGGGCCGGAACGCAAAAATTCGAATTTTATGATTTATACTATATTTGATGTGGTATTTGCAAAAGGATCCAAAACAATGTGATTATTCCAAGAATCAATCACATTTTGGAATTGAGAAATATCATCAAATTGTTCGTTTTGTCTTTTACCCTCTCTTGTAGATATGTATTCAATTTCACCCCATGTATCATACCATTGTATAGCATGTATTGTTGGGTCAATTACATAATCCAAAGGTTGTTTTGCCACACCATCAATAATTGCAATTTTATCAATAGGTATAATTGTTATTCTACTCATTTTTTTCTCTACCTAGTTTTTTTGACTCCGATGCAGCCAATAGTATTTTTTGACTGGCTTCATTAGCTTTGACCATTTCGTTTCTAAATGATTCAACGGCCGCACCAGTTCCTCGCTGTTGTTGACTATTTTCAATCAACAGTATAGGTAACCACGAAATGGCACATGCCCATTCATCAACATCAGCACCAGTATTTGGGTTTGTGCCTCTTATTTGTGTAAACCACGCACATTCAAGTCCAATACAATCTTTTTTAACAAGTGGACAATACTTTCCTGGTTTTAATTGCATAATAATCTCCTATCAATCTTTAGTAGCTATAATAACATCAACATAATTTACTGCCAAATTTACTGCATTACCTGAAAAAGATGCGGACAAAGAGCCGGACCATCCGTGTGTATGAGATCCACTACCTCCAGTTGCATAGGTGTTCATTCTTACACCGCCACCACTAAGTGTCGAATTAGCATCATAACTAAAACCACTAACAACTGTAAAACCTCCTGCTGAAGCCACTTGGTCATCACCACCAAAAACGTGAACGTGTGATGGGATTTGGCTTTCAGATAATGTTGTTGCACCAACAGAACCAGTTACAGAACCACTTACAGAACCAGTTATGCTTTGTGAAGCAAATGCTGTTGAAAAAGCAACAGATCCACCAGATCCAGCTGAACCACTAACAACCCTCAAAGCTTTGTCGTTGTGTGTTGTTACTTTTGTCCATCCAGTTGGTGCAGAGGTCTGTTGAAATAACAAAGCTGTGCCGGATGGAAAAGATGCAGATTGAGCTAAATTAGTTACTGTTGTAATATTGGTATTTTGAGTGTTTTGAACGGAACGCAAGTTGATTCCATCAGATACAAAGTTACTTGCTGTAACTGTGCCTGAAGCGGTAATTTCACCTGCTGTACCTGATGGTGTCGTGCCTACACCTAAAGATGAACTCATTAATCCAGCGTCAGTTTTAATTCCACCAGCTGAATGTAAACCCCAAGAATTTGTGACTGTAATATTTGTTCCAGGACTACCGACTGTTGGTGCACCATTAATATACAATGTAGAAATGTTTGTATAT